GATTATACACTAAGCCAAACAATCGGAGATTATAATATTGCGTTGAAAACCATTGAAGCGACAAGAAATAACCTAAACGCTCAACTGGAGGAATTAATGAAGCTATCGCTTCACCTTGACGATTTGGATAAACACTTTAAATTACACGGAACTTTATAAATATTACACCTATGGAACTGCAAAAACTTATTGATTTTTTTGATGAATGTAATAGAATTGGATTATTTGAAGACGAGCGTATTTTTAAATTGCCCGAAATAGACAATTGCAAACAAGAACTTGAAATACTTTTATTGAATTTTGGGGAGCATTCCCTAGAAAAAAAGAGAAAAGAACTGTACGGATTCTGATTTTTTAGCTATCTTTGTTCTACATAAAAACCCTTGCTAGTTGTGTAGGAGCTGCAAGCAAGGGTTGATTGAGAGTTTGTTCACGCAACCTTTCACCCAGCCCGAAGACTCCTACCTTCGGGCTTCTTTTTTATATCTATGGAAGTACAATGCAAGAAATGCCTATCAACTGATTACACTACATCGGAATCAGGGCAACACATCAAAGCCACATGCACCAAGTGCAAAAGTTTTATCAAGTTTTTACCACAGGGTAGGCCGTTGGAAGTTATGCCATACGGGAAGTACAAAGGCGAAAAAATAAAAGACATGAGGTCGGAAGAGCATATCAGATACTTTAAATGGTTGATAGGTACGGAGCTGAAAGGCAATGTAAAAGATAGTGTTATTGCCCATTTAAACAGTTTAAACAGGGGTGTAATATGAAGTATAATATCAATATCAATCAAAAAGCAATCATCGAATCGGGGTTGCCTTTACAGTTGGAACACGCTGCAATTTTGGATTTTATCGTAAGCATTTCAGCATTCGATAAAGCTATAAAGCTAAATGAGGGAGCATATACATACTACCTACTATCAAGCACGTTTATACTTGAGCAACTTCCATTGCTCAGGGTAGGGAAGGATAGGGTGTATAGGTTATTGAAACAGATGCAGGAAATGGGGTTGATTGAACCTAACTCGAACAATCAAAAGTTGGGCGGTTCATATTACAGGCTTACAAGCAAAGCAACCCAATTTGAATTTTCAAACACCTACGTTAAAAACACCGAACCACCTACGGTGAAAACAACGGACAATAATAGTATAATAGATAATACTAATATAAAAGACGCTACGCTTGAAAAAGTAACAGCTATCATAATGACCAAGGCAGCACCGCTAAGGACTAAGGCCGAAAGCCTAAAGCCTTTGGACATCGAAGAACTAATACCTATGTGGTGGGCGGATCGTGGCGAGCTTCAAGATTACAAAGACGATAACCACATCAAAAATTCTTTCTCGTTATACCTTACCCATTTAATTGAGGAAAAGCAAAAGAAGCAACTTGCAAAGAAGGCAACCCCTAAAGCCCAGAAAACGGTAATCCAATCAGAGGATGAACCCTCTTTCCAATCTAAGGAATGGTTCAAAAAGTACTACAACCTAGACATCACAGAGGAAAACACCCGCACGATATGACCTTACAAACTAGCTACTTTGCTAACGGCATCACTGACAAAAGCCCGAAAAGCGTTGCCACATTGGCACAGATAATCGATTCGGTAAAGGGCGGCACATGGGCGGGCAAGGTAAACCAACTACGTACAATCGAATACGGGACGGACGCATACAAGGCCGCAAAGAACAAGCTACCATATATCACGCCCCATTGCACGATAAAGGGAGAACGTGCCAACGTGAACGCCGATACACTTAGTGGGGTGCTTTGTTTTGACCTTGACTACGGGGACAATAAAAACGTTGCACTCGACGAACTGAAAACCCAAATGGTGGGCAATAGCTACATCTATTCGTTTTTCGATTCCCCATCTGAAAAGGGTTTGAAGTTCTTTGTGAAGGCTCAATACGACAAAGAAAACTTTTCACGGGCATACAAGTACACTTTAATGTACTTTCAGCAAATCTTTGGAATCAGGCTCGACGTAAAACAAGGCAACCTTTCACAGGCTTGTTATGTCAGCTTTGATAAACAGGCATACAAGAACGAAGCGAGCGAAGTTTTCATTCCCGTGTTGATTGAGCAAAGCGAGATAGTAGGGGAGGCGCAGCACCACACGGGCGATGTTTACACATTGGTAAAAACGATACTCGAAAAGAAGGCGATCATGTTTGAGCAAGGAAACAAACACCGATACCTACTACACTTCGCAAGCCTTTGTAATAAGTTCGGGGTATCGAAAAACGATTGCATCAACTACATCAATAACTCAATCGAAAACGGGGTTATCAAAACGAACTGCATAGAAGGCGGCTATCAGGATACAAGCTTGCACGGTACAATGAAGTTTGAGGCCGCAAAGGTGAAGCAAGTCGAAATATCAAGGATTGCCAATATACAAAGCCCGACAAAGGATGTACTTGATAAGGACGCTACAATATCACAGTTGTTAAGTTATTACGATAGTGGCTGGCCTATGGCACAAACAACTGGCGTTGAATATCTAGACAATAACCTTCGCTTTCAAAAAGGGTGGTTATACCTCCTATATGGTATCGCTTCAATGGGTAAATCGGCTTTCAGTCGTTTCCTTTTTATGAGTTCGGCAAAGGCACACGGTAACAAATTTGCAATTTATGCCTTCGAGGAAACAGGGTTGAGCTACGTTAATAAGTTGGCTCAGGTGTATTTGGCTCAAAACACCATGAGCAAGTATAGCGGGCGCTGCACCAAAGAAGACTATAAAACGGCTTTACTCTTCGTAATGGATCACTTCTTTTTTGTATACCCCGAAACGGATTTTAGCCTAAAAAACATCGAAGACAACTTTAAACGGTTGCATGATAAGCATGGTTTGTTCGGTGTCTGCTTCGATCCACTTAACCAAGTCGAGCTACCTTCATTCCCGAACATTGCCGAACAATGGAAGGATTTTTATATGAAGCGGAAAATATTTGCAGTTAAAAATGATTTGATGTACTTTAATACGGCTCACCCGATAAAACAGTTTTCTCAGGATGGCGACTACCCAATGCCTGACTGGCAGAACATAGACGGAGGAGCGATGCACGGGAACAAAAATGACGTAGTTATATGCTATCACAGGCCTTTTTTTATTTCCAACCCAAAAGATGCACTTTGTTATGTTAAGGTTTGGAAGGTAAAAGACCATGATACGGCAGGGATGCCCGGCACGATTGAAGTATCTTTTGACCGATCCACAGGACACTATAAAAAATACACAGGCACACCAACTATTTAAACCATTACAAATGAAACAGGCACAAAAAGTTCAAATAAAAGAATACTCGATGCTTTGCTCAATGAGTTTAGAGAAAGAACATCGAGCAAAGCATTGGGGCGTGTTCGTATGCGAGGGGCTGCCATTGCACGGCAAAAAGTTCTACCACGAATCATATACCAAAGTAATAAGGTTCATGGAGTTCGGAAAAACAAAGTCATTGTTTTATCTTGATGAGCCTAACTCTAAAGCGTTTAAATCAATGGCTGAACTTATTAAATTCTATCACCCATGACACCAGAACAAATACAATCGCTTATCGAACGGGCGGCACGGCTCACACCTGAGCAATTGAAGCCAATCCGTGCCCATAGTGGCGAGTTCATACGCAAGCCTATCTTGTTCGTTAACTCCCACGTGGACAGAATCCAATCGGGCAACAAATCGGCAAAGCCCTACTTTGATAGATTAGAACAATTCCTAAACCTTGTGAACCATGAACACAATCAAGATTGACGAACAAAAGCTAAATGAGCTAATAAGCCAAGAAGAGGCAAAAAGGGACAAGCACCCGATTAACAGTGCCGAGTATATCGAAATTGACCAGAGGATAAATTGGCTACTAAAAACAATATCCAAGTGTACAATCAAATAACCATCAAATAAGAATATGGCAATACATAACTTTTGTACTCAATGTGGGGATGTTGATGCAATACACAACAACGAATGCCGAACCTGTAAAGAATATGAAGCCGATACGAACGCCAGGCTACATGAACGCCTTGAGCTTATCCGTGAAATCGGGGAACATCAAAAGAAACTAATGGAGCTTCACGACATCATACTTGCGAAAGAAGCAAAGGTTCGCTACCTTTCAACCGTACTGGAAGGTTAAATTATTGGATAATGCATTAAAAGGGTTTCGCTTTGCGTTTCCCTTTTTTTTGTGTTTGATATTATGAAACTATTGTTATATATTTGTGCGTACAAAATCGTATAACATGGAAACGAACATAGTATTGAAAAGCAAAGACAGGGATTTGTTTGGCGTGGTAATCAAACAAGAAACAAAGACGGGGTTTTTATCCGTAAGCGAGCTGCAAAAGGCGTATGAAGTTGCACGGTGGCAATACGGTTGGAGTGATAAAAGGATTTCAGACCTTCAACAAACCGATGCTTTTAAAGAACGGGTATATTACCTACTTGAAAAGCAAGGAATTATAAAAACGACATTTCCCGCTTTTATTGAAATGGTAGGGAAAGAAGGTATAACCAAGGTTATGAAAGGGTTGGGCGTGTATAAGACCACAGGGGCGAGGGAAAACAAAGCAACATATTGCAACCCTTATATCTGGATACTTTTGGCAATGGAGCTAAACCCAATGATTTATGCCTCGGTTGTTACTTGGTTAACGGATAGTCTTATATTTGACAGGGTAGAAGCGGGCGATGAGTTCAAACCAATGAACACGGCAATAAAATCAATCGTGCCTAATCCAAGCTATTCAAAGTATTCAATAGCAATAAATGAGCGGGTATTTGGTAAGCACCTTACAGGAATGCGCAACCTTGCATCTTCTAGTGAATTGCGCAAGATTACCAAAATAGAACAGTTTGTAGCGAACGGCATAGGTATAGGCATGATTAAAAATGATGAGCAAATAATGTATTCAATCAAAAAAATACAGCTATGAAGCCAATCCAAGCCACATGCACCATACAAGCGGGCAAGCTATCCATTGACCGCAAAGCCCTAAACGAGGCTATACAATCGTGCGATGATGGGTATTACTGGCTAACTATCCAATCTAAGCACCGTGGGCGTAGCGGCCAACAGAATGCCTACTATTGGGGCGTTGTAGTCGAGTCAGCCCGTTTGTGCATGTCCGAGCATGAAGGGCAAGATGTAGATGCTGAATACACGCACGAACTACTAAAGTATCATATCAATCCCACAAGCATACAAATCGGTGAAAAATCATTAACTTTGGGTGGAAGCACATCCAAGATGAGTACAGTTGAGTTTTCCGATTACGTGGAGAAATGTAGGACATGGGTAATGGATATGTTTTCTGTTTATGTTCAAGAGCCTAACGAGAAAGTATGCTAGTTCCAATCAAGCAAGTAAAGCCGAACCCAAAGAACCCTCGCACGATAAAAGATGCGAAGTTCGATAAGCTCGTGAAATCTATACAGGACTTTCCCGATATGCTCAACAAACGCCCATTGGTTTGCTTTACTGATACCGATGGTAAGTACGTAGTGTTGGGAGGCAACATGCGCCTAAAGGCTTGCGAGCATCTCAAATACAAAGAAGTGCCTATCATGCTTGCCGATGAATGGACGGAAGAACAAAAAGCGGAGTTCCTGATAAAGGATAATGTAGGCTTCGGGGAATGGGATCATGAGGTGCTAGCCAATGAATGGGATACCGATAAGCTGATTGAGTGGGGCATGGACTTGCCAGTGTTCGATATAAGCCCCGACGGGTTGACGGATGAGTTTAGCTTGCCCGATGGTGATAAAGCACCATTCCAACAAATGACGTTCACCCTTGCCGATGAACAGGCCACGGTATTAAAGAACGCCATTGATGATATAAAAGGCACAGATGAGTATAAGTATTGCGAAACAATGGGCAATGAAAACAGTAATGGTAACGCTCTTTATCTAATCGTATCGCAATGGGCAGGGCTAAGGAAATAATAGTTAAGGTCATACCAGCTAAGGTTGCAAATGAGTTTATCAAAAAACATCATTATAGCGGCAAGGTGGTAAATAATAGTTCTTTGCATTTTGGATGTTTTCTTGATAACATGCTTGGTGGCGTTATGAGCTTTGGCAGCCCATTGGATAAATCAAAGGTGTTGCCATTGGTGCAGCCTTCGTTATGGAATGAGATGTTGGAGCTTAACCGTATGGCTTTCTCCGATTGGTTGCCCAAGTATAGCGAGAGCCGACCTATCGCTCAAATTTTATAACTATGGAAGACAAAACACAATACGGTAACAATCAACAAAATTCCACGCTCAAAAAAGCGATGATACTTGCTTTGACCAAATCGCTCGGTATTGTAACCACGGCCTGTAAAATAGTTGACATTGACAGGGGCACTCATTACAACTGGATGAGGGATGACCCCGAATATAAAGCGCAAGTAGAAAGCCTCAAAGACGTTGTGCTTGACTTTGCCGAAAGCAAGCTGCACAAAAAGATTGATGATGGGGACACGACGGCCACGATATTCTTTTTAAAGACACAAGGCAAGGGCAGGGGATACATCGAACGCAGCGAACAGGATATAAAGGTAAGCACATCGAAACTTCCCGATTGGCTACTCACCGATGGCGAACAATCCGAACTATAATTTTCTTGAAAGGAACTGGCAAAAGCACAGGGTATTCGTTTTGCAAGGCGGGACACGCAGTGGAAAAACATACTCGGTGCTTCATTTCATTATACGCCTTTGCATCAAATACAAGGATGCAGGGATAGTGATTACCCTAGTGCGTAAAACGCTCCCAAGCCTAAAGGGTAGTGCCTATCGTGACTTCATCCAACTCCTAAAGGACTATCAGGTTTACAGCGAATGGCAGCACAATAAAAGCGAGCTTATCTATTCCCTATTTGGCAACACTGTTGAGTTCATTAGTGTTGACCAACCCCAAAAACTAAGGGGGCGCAAGCGACATATCTTATTCGTGAACGAAGCAAACGAACTTGATATTGAGGATTGGCGGCAACTCATGTTTCGTACAACAGCAAAGGCAATAATCGACTTTAATCCTTCGATAACGGATGAACATTGGATCGTGCAGGACGTTCAAAAGCGCAATGATGCGGCCACGATTATCACGACGTACAAGGATAACAACTACCTATCAAAAGGTCAGATTGAAGAAATAGAAAGGCTAAGGGAACAGCATTCAGAGTATTGGAAAGTGTTTGGTATGGGGCAATTCGGGGAGCTGTTCAAAGGACTTATCTATCGAAACTGGAAAGAATATGACAGCGACCCTAAAGGCGTTCGATTGTTTGGGCTAGATTTTGGATTCAGTAACGACCCTTGCGCCCTTGTCGAGCTTATCGTTAATGGTAACGATGTTTATTGCAAAGAACACATCTATCAAACGGGGCTTACTAATACCGACCTTATCCGATTGATGAAAACCATCAACATAGGACACGCCCCAATTTATTATGACAATGCTTCCCCCGATAGGGGCACGGAAGTATTTCGTGCGGGGTTCAATGCGATACCAGCACGAAAGGGGCAAGGTTCGATTATAGCGGGTATATCCATGCTTCAATCTAAGAATTTGTTTATCCATCGGGAATCGCTAAATTTGAAAAAGGAATTGAGGTCATACAGCTATCAAACGGATAAGAGCGGCAACGCACTACCCGAACCAGTGGATTACCTTAATCACTGTTTTATAGGTTCAACATTGATAACAACTAATAAGGGACAGGTTGCAATACAAGATATACAAGAGGGAGATTATGTTTTAACTTCAAAAGGCTACAAGGAAGTGGTAAAAAAATGGGATAACGGATTGCAACAAATATCAACATATTCGATGCAATTAGATACGTATTTTGTATCTTTGGAATGTACATCAAATCATTCCATTAAAACAGAAAACGCATGGACTCCAATATCACATTTAAAATGCAATCAGAATTTGTTCCTATACAAGTGTTCAATGGTCTCGAATACAAACTTTATAAAGGGGAAAGATACTTTAGCATGGGGAATAAAAGGCTTCATACAGAAGTTTGGAAGCATCACAAAGGGGCAATCCCAAAAGATTACCACGTACATCATGTGGATAATAACCCACATAATAATGATATTTCAAATCTTAACCTCGTTCATAAAACACTTCATGCAAGGTTTACATCAAAAAAAAGATTTAAAGAAAACCCCGAATATGCAAAACTATTCCAATCTAGGGGAATTGAAGCTGCAAAAGAATGGCATCATTCAGAAGAAGGAAAACAATGGCACAAGGAACACGGTAAAAAAAGTTGGCACAATAGGCCGTATTTTGAATACCTTTGCAAGGAATGTGGGACTCCTTTTAAATCAAGAAAAACAACAGGATCATCATACTGCCATATTAACTGTAAAGCTAAATCATATAGAAGAAAGCAACGTGAGAAAAGAGAGGGTGTATGATTTAACTATTAAAGATGAGCATGAGTATTTTGCAAACGGTGTATTAGTACATAATTGCCTTGACAGCTTGCGCTATGCCTTGTTTACTTATTCGAGCGTACCACTTGCCGATACAAAACCAAGATTCGAGAAACCAACACGATATCCAAAGCCAACACGATGACAGTTACATTCCAATCACAGACATACACGATACCGACAGGATACAATACCCTATCTTGGGGAAAGTACCTTGAGGTAAAAGATTCAATCCTTCAAATGGAATTGATTGCCCGTGTATTGGGTATCCCATACAATGACTTCCTAAAGTGCAACGATGTAAAAGGAGCGAGCGAAGTATCAGCAATGCTTGCCTTTATGAAAGAACAACCCGTTATCAATGCAAAGCCGTACCTAATCACAACCGATGGGAATGTAGTGATGACCCCGACAACGCTTGATAAGGTTACCTTTGCCCAATATCAAGATATGGCAATGATAATGGGCAAAGAAGGGATGGATGAGTTTGAACGCATTACATACATCGTTGCTATTGCTTCCATGAAAGAATACCTTGGGGTGTATGATAGCGATAAACTCGAAAGCATGATGAACACGGTAAAACAGTGTTCTACCCAATCCGTTATAGATACCTATTCTTTTTTTTTGAAGAATACAAACGGATTGAGGAATGGCACACATCGAACGTCGAGCAAGTTGGGTACACTAAGGAAGAGGTTATGGCAGGCTTTGAAGAGCTTGAGCGGTTCGGGGTCTTGAACATCCTGCCCGAACTTGTCAAAAATTTTGGCATGTCAAGGCATCAGGTCTTTGAATGCAACGTTATCGAAGTATATCAAGAGATTCAACGCATAAGCGTATACAATAAATGTTTAAAAGACCTAAACAATCAAGCCCTACTACGATGAATATTTACAGGATTATTTATGGGAAAGATTTAATCAGGTATGTTTGTGCATCTTCATTTAGTGAAGCTGAAATATTACTCATTGAAGATAATAAGCCAACAAGAATAACCATAGTATCTATTGAATGTATAGCTATAGGGGTATTAATCAAAAAAGTATGATACTATTCAAAATCACAGCGCAAAACGGGAAGACAGCGAATGTACTTGCATCATCGTTTGACGAAGCCGTGGAACTATACTTGAAACACAATAGCGGGGCGGCTGTTAAAACCGTTGACGTTGTTGATACCGAACCCATCGTATGATACTTCCCGAGCTTAGAACCGTATTAAATAGTGCCGTTCAAAATACGGACTCTTACGCTGTACTCAGGGTAGGGGTGGAGTCTGATATAAACAAGTACGCAAAAGATAGCCCGCTTTGGTGGTGGCGTTACGATGTGGCGCAATCGCTTACACGTATACAGGCACAAAACAATTTCGAGGTATCTGACCTTGTTAATATCTATGTGGTGAAACAACACAACCTTTCAGCCGACAACGAAAGCGATTTCGACACGGTGGCAGAAATGGAAGTATTGGCAAAGCAATTTCTTTTGCACTTGTTTGAGGTGGCACTTCCCCAAATTCAATTTGAGTTCACTAGCATCACGATAACACCTGTTATCAAGTTCAAAGCGGTGTCTACCTATACTGGCGTAAGTATTCAATTTAGCGTTGTAAACCCTAACACCGTGGATATATGCTAATCCTTGATACGTTCGGTAAAATGATAGTTAAAGGCATACAGACGAACCTTGATACCAAAGGATTGACCAACACTGGACAAACCAAGGCAAGTGTGCGTTATGAGATAAAGGATACAACGTTGACCGTTTACGGGGCAATGAACCTTTTACCATTGGAAGACGGGGCGAAACCCCTACGCAATAAGACAGGCGGGTTTATTGAAGCGATTACCGAATGGGCACAAAGCAAACTAGGGTTGAGCCAAAAAGAAGCCCGTGGACTTGCTTTCGCTTACATGAAACGACGGACGGGCAAAGGTGACGCAGGGCGTACAACTGCACCCGATGGGAGCTATATCGTGCCTAACCAGTTCAACGTTGGCGGGGTGCTTAGTGACACGATAACGCCACAAATGATAGCCGAGCTTACTGATATGGCTAAAAATGAGTACCTTTTGACGTTCAAACGTGAAATTAACCAAGCGATAAGGGGGATAAAATAATATGCAC